CGCAAACGTGTTAGCCCCACCACCAATCGGTGCGGGGCTACTCACAGCCCCCGGCAGAAGCGGCCAAGTCGCAATGCAGATAGTGCCAGTTGTAGCCATCTAGTTATCCTCCTTCTAGCGTATTTGGTCGCTGTACGGGTTGTAAATGCCAGGCCTCGTGAGGTCCGTGGGCATGAACAGCCGCCCAATCTGGGTATACGCACCCCGGATGACGTTGAGGGAGTCCTTGGCCAGCCCAATAAGTTCGGCATTGGGTGGGGCCGTATAGTTGGGACCGAGCCGTATCGCCAAATTGTACTCCATCCCCGCGAAGTACTCATCCGGGAACAGATACTGCGCCGTGACCGTGGCGAAATACGGCAGGTCGAACTTGAGCGACACATGGAGTTCGTAAATATCCGGCTGCATCACAGGCCAGGGATACAGTTTACCCAGCGGCCAATCCGAGTCATAGAACAGATACATAGGGAAGGACTGGAGTCGTTTGATGCTGATCGCGTTGTAGTCCTCGCGGGCGGTCAGGATCTCCAGCGGGTAGTCGATCTGGTTTGGCTGGGACTGGATCAGTTGCCTAAAGAACGCACTCTCGATCTTGTCGGGCCGGGCCCCTACGTCGATGTCGCCGCCCGGCCCAATGGTGTAGAATTGGGAGCCATTACTGAGTTTGCTCTGATCAATCAAATGATACACCAACCAGCGCTTCTTCCGCCACTGGGCAATCATCTGGTTGAGCCGACTGAAGGCGTCATTCGTGTCCTCGGCGTTAGGCGTCTGGCCAATGCCGATTACACCACGGTCCCTGAGGGCGGCTTTGATGATGTCTAGGGCGGTAGAAGTTGCTGGAAAGGCCATGGCCTAGCTCCGTTACTTGGGTTTCGCCGGAGACGGGGCCTTGGTGCCGACCTGGGCTGTCGGCTGTGGCGGCTTGTCCCCGACCTTCAGCTCATCCGGTAGATCCACCTCGTCAGCCTTGGCATTGAGTTCAGCGCGTAGGGCATCCTCTCGTGCGCGCGATTGCTCCAGTAGCTGTAGGAGATGGGCCTTCTCGGACTGCTCCGCTGCCTGTGGCGCGTTGCCCTCGGGGTCCTCCTGCGCAACTTTGAGTTCCTCCGCCAAGTTCTGAACAATGATACGTTGGCCGTTGGGTCGAGTTACCCACTTGGGGTATTCCTGATAGACGTAGTCCGGGAACACGAGTTTGTCGTAGATCCCGTTAGTGCGAAACTGCTGCTGTGCCATCACTTTCCTCGCTTTTGCTTGTTGGACTTCCCGGCCTTACTCAGTGCAATAGCCACGGCCTGTTTCTGTGGCTTTCCGGCAGACTTCTCCATGAGAATATTATGGGAAATCGTTGCCCTCGACGAGCCTTTTTTAAGCGGCATAACAAATACTCCAGAGGAGGGACCGAAGTCCCTCCCCAACCGTTGACTAGATCGCGTCGGCGACTTCGACAGCCCACTCCGGGCGGACCCAGAGATAGCCGTATAGGACATCAAGGCGGGTAATGAACTGGTCCGTCATAATGTTATAGGCCGAGATCATTCGCATCGACACATCGTCGAATACCTCTCGGGCCGCCTCGTGGACTCCCTTCGGGAGTTCCAAATCTGCCGTCGCCAGCGTCACCGCCTCCGGAACAAAGGCGATGTTTTTCCGGAATACGCTAGATGCCAGCGTGACCACGTTGACATTCGCGCCCGACGCCGGGCTCACGTCTACCGTCTGGTACTGGACCTGAGCGCCCGACGCAGCAGCCGGGATCAGGGCCGGATAGATCGGAATAGCCGTACCGCCAGACGCCACCGTGGCGGTCACGACAAACTGGGCCAACTGGCCGTTGCTGGCCTTGGTAATCCGGTTGACCGAGTTGACACCATCGAACGTGATAATGTCGCCGATTTTCAGTCCACCAGTGATCGCCCCAGTGACGATGCTGAGTCCAGTCTGGTTCGATCCGGAGACCTGTTTGGTCCCCGAGTAGGCCGCCGTGGTGTGCTTGATCACGGTCTGATCCATGAACCAGTCGAACCCGAGAGCCTGCTGCATCTGGCCAGATGCGTACTGGGACGAGATTTTCGCGGAAGGGTTGAACAGACCAGCTAACGAACTCACCGTCCGGGCCTGCGTGACCGGGTCCATTATAATTTTCCGGTTCATACGGGGCGCAGAGATCTGATCCAAGATCGCTCCCGCCTGGAGCCAGGTCGCCGCAGTCGGGCTCAGAACATTCCCACCGGAATCGAGGTTGGCGGTAAAGTTGCTGACGCCGCCCTCGGAGCCAGCCATGACGTTTGACGCAACGGCACCGGCCAGATTGTTGACCATGGGGGCCAGAACCCGTTTGCTGAAGTCATCCAGCGACATGGTCCGATCCACGGACGAGTAGCTAACGTCAACACCCTGCTGGGTGGCGAGCGTCAGAGTCGTGGACTGTTCGGACGTATCCTGGACGCTAGCCGCCGGGCCTGTCCGAACGGTGAAGTCGTTGGGGAGCCGGATACGCAGCGCGGTGCCGATCTTCGCCCCGGTCTTGGCGAACGAGTCGTCGTACTGGGAGTCGATATGCCGGATAAACTCGTTGGAGTTCTTCCAGAGCCGGATCGCTTCCCGAGTAATCATATTGATGGTCAGCAGTGAGTTAGCCACTTCAGTCTCCTGTTGTTTGCCTCAGTCTCTCCGAGACTGCAAGGCGGTTAAGGTTGTGGTCGCAGCCCTATTACAGTCCGGGCAGGAGACGGGCAGTGTCGTTTTAGGTCTGACACGAGGACCAGGCATTAGGCGCGATTCTTTTCAGCGAGTTCTTTATTCCGTTGTCTCATCCAGACATCAATCGGGACTCGCTCGTTGTACAAGTCCGCGTCCTGAGCGCCGCCGCCGGAGCGGGGCGGTTTGATCGGCTCAGGAGCATCGGAGAGTTTCTTGGCCTTCGGCGTTTCCAACTTGGCCCCGAATTTGACCAACGCGGCGGCCCGTTTCACCGGAGGCAGATCGAAGATCTCCTGGGCTTTATCGAGGTCCTTGCCAAGGGCATAGAACACCTCGGCGGGATTGTCAGTCTCTAGGATCATCTGGGCGGTATCAATAGGGAGGCCCCCGAGCTTCTGGAAATTCGTCAGGGCCGAGTCAAAGTCCTCGTGGGCTGTCTTGCCAACCTTATACGCGGCGTCACAGTCCTTGTTGAACTGGGTGACCTCGGTTTTCTGCGTAGCCCGGCGCTCGACCTCGGCATCTAGCTCCGCCTGGGTGAACTGCCGTTGCCCATCAGTTTTGGGCTGGTTGTCAACCTTGACCTCTTTGCCACCCTTTTGCAGCTCATCCACCATGGACTGGAGAGCTTCTGCACGGCGGCTGATGTCGCCCTTCTCGCGGGTCAGCTTATTGATCCGAGCGTTCCACCAGGGCTCTTTCTTGGTGCCGTCGCCATCGGCTGATTTGTCGTCGGTCTTGGGTTTATCGTCAGTCTTAGCCTCGACCTCGGGAGTTTCTTTCTCCGGAGTTTCTTTCTCAGGCTGTTCTTTGGTTTCGACTTCGGGAGTCTCTTTCTCGCCTGCCATTTTGTGTCCTCGTCAGTTGGTCGCTACGGTCTGGAGTCGGGCTCGGCCCCGACGGAGTTGGTTGTCCTTGATTAGAGCATCAACTATGTCGGCCTTCAAGCCCTCGGGGATGTTGGTGGTTAAAAGTTGAGCCAAGGTGGCCCGAGCTGGCTCCAGGAACTGTGGCGTGGCCATAGACACAAACCGTTCCTCCAGCCACTCCGGCGTCAAGTCCGGACAGATGGTCTGCCAGTGCTTATACACCTTGTTATCCCGCATTAGCTCCTGGTATGCCTCCCCAGCCATCTCGCGGGCGGTCTTGGCGACTAGCTCATGGGCGTGGAATTTTGCCATTACTTGGCTCCGTTATTCGTGAGGGTTTGACAGCGCGCAGCGCAAATAGGGTAAGATGCTTGATGTGGTCCAGTTCGATCTGTATATCAAAATCTGCCTTGTAGCAAAACCTGAAGTCACTTATGGCAGTCACGCCAACTTGGGCCGTGTATTCGGGTTGACTCAAGAACGTGAATACTTCCGGTGGCAGCAGCCGCGTATGGCTGGGATCACCCCAAGCCCACGGGCTGTCGGGGCTCGGAACCATACCAAAGAACAGCCCACCGGGCCGAAGCACTCGCCAAAAGTCCGACCATTGCCGGAAGAAAAACCTCCAGTCGCCCTGCGCCCCGACGTGTTCCAGT